GCTGGAAGAGAAGTCGCAGTAGCCTCTACTAAAGCCTTCACAAGCCAAATAATCGCATTGGCTTTAATTGCTTTATGGTTTGCAGGTGAAAAGGATATTAATAAAACTAAAAGGAAAGAATTAATAGCTGATTTAAGAAAGTTACCAGCTGATTGCAAGTCAACTTTAGAAAATGTGGATAAACAAGTTGATACAATGTTACCCATTCTTAAAAATCAGAAAAGCATTTTCATTCTTGGAAGAGATTTTGGCGAGCCAATAGCATATGAAGGAGCCCTAAAAATTAAGGAGATCGGCTATTTACATGCACAAGGATATCCTGGTGGTAGTCTGAAACATGGTCCTTTCGCTCTTATTGAAAACGGAACGCCCATTATTCTCATAATGTTAAATGACGAACACAGTACAAAGATGGAAATCGCTGCCGAAGAGGTTAAAGCTAGAGGAGCGTCCACGATATTGATAACCAATAAGTCTTCCGGTTTTAATTCTAGATTATATAATGCTATAGCTACTTTACCTGATAATCGTTCTTTTGCATCCCTTCTTGCCGTCTTGCCTCTACAATATTTATCTTTCAAAATAGCTTTGAATGCAGGTTATGCATTAGATACACCACGCAACCTATGCAAGACTGTCAATGTCGATGGTTAAATATTCGCCTACGATAAATTAACCTTCGGTACCTTCAGTACCTTTGGTAAGTATTTATCTATCTGTGATAAATTAACCTTCAGTAAATTATTAAGTATTTCTCAGTATGAAACATGAAAATACGACTTTTTATATATACAAATAAAGTTTGTATATATTAGATATTAAGATTATTCTGATAAACTACTAGAAGGGAATACGCAGTAAATATGAAATTATCTGAATGTAAATATTTTTTCTATAATTTCTGGGATAGTTTCTATGATGATGGCACTTGGCCTAATACTAATGAAATCATTACCCAGACGAGCATGATACAGTTTTTAATGCCATATCTAAAAGAAAGCAAGGCAATCCAAGCTAATTCATTAGAAGAAGCTAATCTCATCATATATTCTTGCTTCAATGATAAGACTTGTGAAGAACGTTTAAGACATTTAAAACGACTAAATAATCCCTTAATTATACAGTGGACAGGAGAAGCTCGTTTCTTAGATCCTAACTTTGAATTTACAGATCTTTTCTTGGGCGCTGAAACTCATGACAATCAAAGAAATTGTCTATCCTTTCTTGGTTTGTTTTATTTAAAGCACGTAATTACCATGCATCCGACCTTGAAAGAAGTAAGGATAGGGTTAACAAAAGATAGACAATTTTGCACGATGTTCTGTTCTTACATGTGTTCACCAAGATTGGAGGTTTATCAGAAAATAAATGAATATAAGTCCGTAAATGGTTTCGGATCTGCATTTGGGTCTCGAGTACTAGGAAATTATTGGGATGTTGGTTATATTAGAACACTATCACAATATAAATTTGTAATTTGCTGCGAAAACTCTTACAGAGACGGATATAACACTGAGAAGATCATTAATCCCCTTTTAGCAGGCTGCATACCTATTTATTGGGGTGCTTCCACTATTTTTAATTTTGTAAGGAAAGAACGCTTCTTGTACTTAGGAAAGAATCTTGAAAATCTGGACGAAATTATTCAAAAGATCAAAGAACTAGACAACAATGATGAAGCTTTCGAAGCTATGATTTCAGAACAACCTTTTGTGTATCCAACCATCGAAGAAGTAGAGGATAACGTAATTGGAAGCTGCGAACAAAATAAAAAAATACTTGAGACTATTATAAAGAGCAAGTTTAATGAATCTGAAAGTGTAGTTGAAATCACACCTCCTAAAGCACCTTTAATTACCCCAATTAACGAAAACAAGTTCAGGATCCCGTTATTGTTAATAAATCTTGACAGATCTACTGATCGCCTTGTTTCAATGATACAGCAGTTTCGTAAATATGATATTAATTTTACTAGGATCCAGGGAGTAGATGGACAGAAATTGCAAGATGGTGACATAAAATTCAATATTATTGGACAAGTAAGAGAAACCAAATTAGGAGCTATTGGGTGCACACTCTCACATCTGAAGTGTATTAAGACTGCCTCACAACTTGGTTATCAGCAAGTTATAATAATGGAAGACGATATGGACATTTCTCTTATGGAGAAATGGGGTAAAAACATTAATTACAAAAGAATCTGTGAAGATGCTCCTAATGACTGGGAGATATTACAGATGTACACATCAAATATGGATCTAATTAAGGAATGTTACAAGTTTGATACAGCAGATCAATATGTTAGAAGAGACGATAGAGCTTGGAGTACTGGTACCTATATAATTAATAAGAAGGGGATTGATAAGGTTATCGGAAAATATTATGATAGTGGAAATGATACATTTAACATTGGCGGTGAAATCACGGCAGATATTCTTATTTACAATGGACTCATTACATATTTATATACGACACCTACAGTATGTACTATGGATGATAAGTTTATTTCAATTATCTCGCCTCAGAAACACGATGAACATGGCATAGCCTCTAGTCGTTATATACGCGAATATTATAACTTTAAGAATTTCATAACATTAGACGGAAAATTAGACCAAATAGAATACAAAACTCAAGAAGATCTACCCAATACGTTAGCCAATACGTCAGCTAGTACGTCAGTTAATACGTCAGATAATACGTTAGCCAATACGTCAGCTAGTACGTCAGTTAATACGTCAGTTAATACGTCAGTTAATACGTCAGCTAATGCGTCAGATAATGCGTCAGTTAACACGTCAGTAAATGCGTCAGTTAACACGTCAGTAAATGCGCCATGTAGCATATCTGATCAGTTAAATAATCCTAATCCCGATCAGTTAAATCAGCCACAAAGTAATGACGATGGCTTAGTTGTTCTAACAAAACCCCCAACTTCCAATAATTCGGACTCTAGTGTCGTTGGAGCCACAACACCCGCAATTTTAAATAAAGAACCCAAGATGGTAGTACAAATGATGAGAAACAAAAATAATATAATGGAATTAGCCCAATTGGCCGAACTCAGAAAGAATATAATTTGTTTACAACATGAGGAAGTCATTAACTTAGAGAAGCTAATTGTACTAAAGAAGCAAAGAACAGAACTTGAAAAAGAATATCTTATTCTTGAAAAGAATATCCTCTTCTGACTTTTGAAAAATCTTAGGTATATGTGAATAAATCCAAAGCTCAAGTCTGAGAATCGTAAACATATGCCATTTTGTCATGAGCAGACAAAAAATTTGATAATTATTTAGGATTTTCGTTTTATTTCAAATAAGAATAAAGAGTCAGAGTACTTAGTTAAATTAAAATGGCAGATACTGCTAAATATCTAAATCATTTATCAGTATGTGAAAAGTGTTTTGTAGACATCGCAAATCAGATAAAAGAAGGCACTCGCTTTACACTCAGAGGATTTAAGGAGGGTGATTCTTACTTTCAGGATGGATGTGATTGTGAATGCTCTTGTTTTGAAGACTGCGATTGTTCTCAATGTGTAGACAATGGTTGTGAAGAAGAATGTGATTGTGAATGTAGGTGTTCTGAAAATTGCAAATGTCTTTTTGGAGAACAAATTACATCTACGTGTAAACATAGTGATGCTATATTGGTTAAAATCACATCAATGAAAGCACGAGTCTTGACAGACTCTAAAACACACCTACTTACAAATGATTCTAGAAGAAAACTCTTGGAACTACTACATAATCTACCTAATAAGAAGAAAGAACGTAAGAAAAATAGCAACCCAGGATTTATTTACCTTCATTTGGATTAGAGAATGATGTCAGCTGCCAACTGGTAGCCGCAGGCTATAGGCGCAACCCACCAGCGAGTCGCTAGCTAAGTAATATATAAAAAGTATAAAATGCTTTTTATTTGTTTTTCAATAACAATTATATAGATGATTGGCGGATACGCTTTCTTATCTGATCTGTCTAATCCTGACAAAAACCCAGTAAATAACAACATACAAACTATTACAGACAGCTCGCCTGTTATATATACTTTAGACTCTAACGCTGACTCTGACGAAAATCTAGAAACTAATACAAAGAAGAAACATGTCAATAGTACTTTCAGTGAGGAATTAGGATTAATTATGGTAGGTGCATTAATCTTTATTATTTCCTTTATGTGGAAAGATTTTATTACAGATTTCCAGCATTTTTTCCTCTCCGATAATCCCAGTATATTGGCTCGTTTCTTGTATACTTTGGTAGTATCTATATTCGTTGTCCACTTGATCGTTATGATCCGTAACTATTTGAAACTTTCGAAACATGGATTCTTACCCTCTTTAGACGACCTTCCAAATCCTAATGAGAATGAATAGGACTCAGTGTAGCCCAAAATATAAGAGCATTTATCATAAAAAAATTGAATACCACTTAAGGACTTATTCATACTCATGCTTCATACAATTTTACTTAATGGTTAGTCTATTGCAATATGGTTATGATATTAGGGGATTAAGATCGGGGTCAGGTACATATGATTTACATGAAGTACCTGACATGAAAGATATTCTGAACTTAACTGGTGATTATTCCTGGGTTCCCTCAATTCTCAAGAACAAATTGGTTCTTAAGAATAACACTTGGGAAACATTCCGTGACAATGAAGTTTTACATCAATTGGTGAATTCTCCTACTGCTAGTTACGTCAGAATTTCAACCTTGGATCCTGATAATCAGTTGATAGTATTCTATAGGGATCAGCAAGATTGCATTTTATGGGGAGTCAATCCTGATACTGGTTTTGTCTATGCTAGTACGGACTGGACAACACCGATAGCTAATTCAGTTGAAGAATTTTGGTGCCGACAGTGGATCGAATCTACATTATGGTTCAATTCTTTCGAACAGTTTTTCTTAATAGCTGATGGAACAGAAAATAATCGGATTGCTGCTATTATCAGGAAATATGCATCCTTCTACCTATGCAAGAAACCAGATTGGATAGCTAAAGACATAATGAGTCAATTGCTATTCGATAAGAGCTATGATGGTAGCGACTTGGATGAAATAACTACAATGCGAGAAAAAGTAGTGTTTAAACCACTAAGTGGAGGTACCGAAGCATCTGTATTCAAAGTGACTCATCGTGTAGGAAATCCCATCAATCAAAATGTGAACTGTAACAGAATACCTCAAGAAGTTATTTTACGATTACTTCCTGAAAACCAGTCTGATGAAGCCATCCGTCGGGAATTGTTAGTTACGAATTTGTTAGGTGTTGCTGGTTTAGGACCTAATGTCTATTATATTGATCAGAGAAGGGAAAAAAGACCAAGAGGTATGGTTCTGGAATATATCGAAAATAAGGAAATAAAGAATAAAGATAGTCCTGTTTTACTGAGATCTATCGCGACACAGGTAGGAAAGCTACATCACTCAGAGAATCTACGAAAGATTGCGAAAGAGCTTCAGTTAAATAAAGTACATAAATGTTATCTTTCAACATTGTTCCATGAAATCTATGATCAGTATGAAAACATGAGAAATCCTATTGTTCCTGAGTATCTGTTATCTAATATCAAAAGAATCATGGAAGAAGCTGACAAGATATTAGAATTGACTGATGAAAAAGATTTAGTCATGTGTCATAATGATTTACATCCTCTCAACATTCTATTTGATGGATCTAAGACCTCATTTATTGATTGGACATATGCCGGATTTGGTCCTAGACAATTCGATCTAACTTATATTCAAATTATGTTACAACTTGATAAGCAAGATACACAATTTATGCTGGAAACTTATAATGATGTACAGTCTAACGATCAAAGTGATAGTCCAGAAAAAGTTATCAGTGACAGTCTGGTAAAAGTTACTGGTGATCAATGGAAAATCAATGACAGTCTGGTAAAAGTTACTGGTGATCAATGGAAGATCAATGACAGTTTGGCAAAAGTTACTGGTGATCAATGGAAGATCAATGACAGTTTGACAAAAGTTACTGGTGATCAATGGAAGATCAATGACAGTTTGGCAAAAGTTACTGGTGATCAATGGAAGATCAATGGCAGTCTAGGAAAAGTTACTGGTGATCAATGGAAGATCAATGACAGTTTGGCAAAAGTTACTGGTGATCAATGGAAGATCAATGACAGTTTGGCTAAAATTACTGGTGATCAATGGAAGTCACTTGTGTGGTCATTTTGGTTGTTTTGGGGATTGCAGACACTGATGAATAAAGTGTCTAATGATCAGGAGCCCTTTAGTGAAATGGACTATATATCTTCTTATTTTGAAATTCACATGAATGAAAGCAAAGGTAATGTCGATAAGTCTTCTGATTACATTACCCAATTGAGAAAGGGCGAATTAGTACTCAAAAGCTACACACAATACGTCGAATTTATTTATCAATGCTTTCTTAAAGTTCTGAAGCTAAGACATGATCTTTAAAAAAGTACTTGATTACTAAACTGGGTAGCTTATGAAAATATCCACGGACATTGCAGGATGAGATTCTCAGGAAGCAATACTAACATACGTCCTAACCTATTAGATACTTAGCCCAAACGCTATCCAAAATAGCTAGTATAAAATCTCCAAAATACTTAACTGATCATCTAACTTTGTAATATATCAGCTATTATGATAATAGCTGATAAAAATGTTACAACAATACTCCGGCTTACTCTGAGGAAAATGATAGACTACCTACTTGTATAAGACTTAAAATGCCATTCTGCAAGGTTATAACCAAATTTGCGGTTGGTGTTAAATGCGGTTAGAAGCGTAAAATAAGCCATCAT